AAAGATTGCCCAATCTCCAATTTGCCAATCTGTGATTCCGTTGAGGTTGGTTGTTCCTGCAACATCCACGACATAGTAGTAACCCTTAGTACCGACTGAACTTGTAAGGGTAGGGGTGTTTGTTGTTGCATTCCAAGTGCCTTGATAGTTAAGGTCACCCATTAAAGGGATTTGTGATTGTGGTACTTTACCACCAGCATCTAGCGTAGCTACCCCTAAAGGTTGAGCTTTTTCTGTTGTTGGTATGTAACCTGTAACGGCAACGCCTGAAATTGTTCCGCCAGTAATAGCTACGGAATTGGCATTTTGCTCTGCCATTGTTCCCAAACCTGTAAGAGTATGGGTGCTATTCCAATCACTAGGGCGAATTAGGGACGAATCATCTCCGTCAGGTATCGTTGAAACCTTGGTATGCGTTACGATAATAGCCATTATTGGACACCTATGATTTTGCCGTCAGCTCCACGAACTACAGTCTTAGGTCTGTTTTGGTTCTCATTAATAGACTGTACTAATGCTGCGATTGCTTGAGCCATTTGCATATTTCCACTACCAATGGCATCGGCAATAGGTTGCATTGGGGATTCCATAGACTTAGCCATGTCCTGTTCGGTCATGTAAGCCATAGTTCCATCAGATTCGTCTGAGCCGATACGAGCTACTTCAATCTTAGCTCCGTTGTTGATGTGAGCAAGTAAGACTTGAGTGTTGCGCTCAGTCATCATCTTCATTTGAGCTACTTTCATCTCCATCTCTCTATCCATGCGGTTACGCTGTTCTTCAAGTTGGAATTTAAGGCTATTTTCTTGAGCTTGGTACTCTTGTTTAGCCTTTTCAAGCTGCATTTGACCTTGTAACTTAGCTTGCTCAAGCTGTGCAGTCATTTGCATCTTCTGTTGGTCAGCTTGCATTTTTGCTTGCTCAATTTGCATAGTCATCTGCATTTTTTGCTGTTCAGGAGTAGGTGGTTTTGGTTGACCTGCTGCTTGTTGTGCTTGTAAACGCAATTTATCAGCACTTTCGTCAATAATTCCCTCTAATTGCTTACCAGCTTTAAACGCTGTTACGCTAAATTTGAGCATTTCCATAGCCATAGGAGCTAATTCAGGCTTGGCTTCCATCATTGGCATCGCTTCTTTCATAAATCCAGTTACAGCAGCCAAGAAAGCCATTCTGTCTTGCTTTTCCTGTTGCTCATCCTGATAAATCATGGAATCGCTAGTCACTTCAATGCGGAAGTTCTTGGCAGCTTCGTTTCTTAGGAGAGCAATAGCTTGTGGAATGTACTGTTGGTCTTGTGGGCTTAACTGCATTGCCCCTGAAATCTGAACCAAAGTCTCATCTGTGAAATGATTGCAGATAATCTGCGCTTTAATGGATAACAAAGAGGTTGCAAAGTCTACGACTGCGTGTTGCATAGTCTTTAAACGACCACTAGCGTTATTAGACTTGATAATCTGTGCGCCAAGGGTTTCATTAGGGTCAGATTGACCACGCTGAATGTCGGCAATACCCATCAATTCATAGATTTGACCTTTAACCTGGTCCATTGCTTGATAGCATTGAGCTAGAGCTTGAGCAAATGGGGTAATGTCTACTAAATCAATAGCTCCTCTCATGCCTTGCTTTTCAGCAAATGCTTGCCAATTCTTAACAGGGATAAGAGTATTGTTTTCACCTTCAGAAAACAGGCGATTTAGCTCACTATTGGAGGCATCGTACACACCACGCACTTTGAGAGCGTTAATCAATCCATCAATACGGTCACAAAGGGTATCTAATTCCCTAGCTTGGTCTTGATAGATTACAAAGTCAGGAATCGGCTCTAATGAATCAGTTGTAAGGGTGGAATAAAGCGGTTTAGGGCAAGGGAAAAAGTTCTCTAGTCCTAATGGGTCATCTCTTTCATCAACAATTTTGCCTAATGACTTGGAAATCCACAGTACTTTGCCTGTCTCTTTGTCCCAAATCTCATAAATAACGGCTTCATATACGCCTTCGTCAGACTTGTAGGAGTTTTTATCGTCTTGTGGCTTAGTGTCTAGCGGTATCTTGTAGCCCAATTCCTCACCGAAACGCTCAACGAGTGCAGGGCGAGACATATAGACCTTACGCCATACACAAGTGACCTCTTCCCATGTCCTTGCACCAGGCGTATGACCAAATTCCTTCCAATGAACATAATCAACAGGAGCACATTCGTACTCAATACGCTCTGGATTCTCAATTTCTTGCGCTTCAGGTGTCTCTGCTTCATCTGAATCTTCGGTAACTTGGAAGCCATCGTCAGGTTCTCCAGCTTCATCTACTGCAAAATGAGGCTCATAACGAACCCATGAAACGCCTCGACCACCTAAAAGACGGTCAAGAACTGAGTTGTTCATCGCAGATTTGTAATCGCCATAATGTTCAATTTCATATTCCAACGCTCTTTCAAGCATCATTGAGGCTACACGACCCACAGGGTCATTGTCTCTAAATCTACGGCTTACATCAGGTCTAGGCAGTCTAGCAAAAATAGCTGGTTGGATTGTTTGGACATTGCTCCAAAGGATATTGAAGCGAGCATTAGGGTTACGGTCATAACGACTATCGTCCTTGTACTTCTTTACGATTCTGTCGTTCCTTGCTTCCCATCGTTTGTATTGGCGTTCATAAGACATGAGGATTTTGTACCAATCTTCATAGGTATGATTCACGGTAGCTTTGTCATTAGCCATAATTAACCTTGCTTTCTTTTTGCCCAATTTGCCTTAACTGATTCCGCTATTTTTTGCTTCCATTCAGGTGTCCGAATATGGCTTTTACTAGCTAAACTCATTTTGGCTTTTGTTTCATCAGTATGTTTAACGCCTTTAGCATAAGTGTTGCCTTTCCTAGCTTCACTCATTTTTTTCTTTGTTGCTTCGCTTGCTTTTTTGCCTAATTTTGCATTTTTTAATATTTCTTTGACATGGGGAAGCATTGGTAAACCTTTGTTCCAAGGTGTTAAACCACTCACTCCTTCACCGCCTTCAGTCCTATTAACAACAACACCTTTATATGCAGCAATTAATTCAACTTCTTTTGCTAAAGCATCTACTTCATTTCCCATAAATGCCAATCCTCTATACCAATTAGGATATTTCGCACATATATTAGAATGATGTCTGTTTACTCGTTTCTTTCTGTTTAAGCGGTCAGAATTACCTTTACCTACATAAAAAGGCGTTCCGTCAGGTTTGCAATCTACATACACAAAGAACATAAAGTTGCCAAAAGTTTGAATAATGTTGTCTTATTTTACCTAAAGTTAATACCTTTGGTTCACTTTTGTCTTAGTTTGTTTCCACATATCGTTTAAAGTTACATCAGTTTCACCGACAAATAGACCTTTGATTGGCTCGTCTTTCGTAATAATCTTGGCTTCATCTTTCCAAACGATTGACATATAACGGAAAGCATCAGCTCCATGAGAAGTCCAATCATGCCTTGGCTTATCCCTAAAGACCTTCTTGTCTTCGTCATACTCCCTTTGGTATTGCCTTAGACATTCGATACCGTCTGTGCATTTATGGTCAAACCATGCACGAGTAAGAGCTAATCGGCTGGCTTGGATTCCATCTTGAAGGGAAAGATTAGGGACAATTCTTAGTTTGTCAATGCTGAGCTTATCGCTTAATTGTTCGATAACGGAACGATTACTAGACAGGGTTTTGGCTCTAGCATCATGGGGCAAATAGTGATAGCCGTAGTTATATCCTCGTTCTACTTCCCTAGACTGAATCACTCCAGCGTAAAAGGCTACAGGCTGACCGTTTGATGAATGGTAATCGAGAAGCCTAATCTCACCATGCACCACTTGAAAGAACCATATAGCCGTACTGTCTGTGTAACCTAAGTCCCAGCTAGTATGGACAGGGAACATAGGGTCATACTCAATGTCTAGGATTCTGCCTTGGTCTGTAAGCTGCCTCATCTCTTTACCGTAATAGGCTCCAAAAATTGCCGATTCGAAGTCACATTCAAACTCTTGAAGATATTGGTCAGATGACATTGTCTTAGCTGCATCCTCTAGCTCTTCCTTTGGGAGTAGTCCTGTCTGACTGGCTCTTAGCACCTTTACATACCAGCTATCATCTTTGATTGCGTTTTGGTATATGTCCCAGAAGCTATTATGACCCTTTGGAGTGCCTATAAAGGTAGCCCAGCCCTGTCTATCTGATAGTAAAGGACGGATGACAGCTCCAAAAATGGAGGGTTTCATATCTGCGTACTCATCAAGAACCACTCCATCAAGGTAAAGACCTCGGAGAGCATCAGGATTATCTGCACCAAAGAGACGGATTCTAGCTCCATTAACTAGCTCGACCCAAAGTTCCGATTGATTGGCTTTGGATAGAACAGGCTGAGAGAAATTTACCAAGTAATCCCAGGCTATGGTTTTGGATTGTCCGTAGTAGGGACTGACATAGGCATAACGAGCATCCTCTTTACCTTCAGTTAATGCTCGATAAATTAAATCCATGATACATAGGACGGTTTTACCCTGCCCTCCGATGTGCCACTATGACAGACCAACGCTTGACCCTGTCATGAAAGTCCTCAAAGACTTCCCTAGGTTTGTAATCAAGCTCTACCTCTAGGACTTCGCTCATTTTTTCCAGCTAATGACCATGCGTTGAGGGGCTGTCTTATCTCCAACCACTTCAGTCCTGGCTAGTTTAGGGACAGCGTATTCCACCATGTTTTGAACAATATCACAGGCTTTACCAGGATTAGGCAGAACAATGTACTTTCCAGTCTCATCGTCTTTAAGCCCTTCTGCGGTGTTATAAAGCCATGTTTGCAGATATGGTAGGTTAGCATCAAGTAGTGCTTTGACGGTCTCTCGTGCCTCCTGAGTGACCTTGTTGGGCACTCCCTTAGCTCTTCCACCAGTCTTTTGTCTATTCTTGTCTACTTTAGAAGTTGTCTTAGTTGTCATCAGTCATAACCCCTTGATTCGTATAGCCTGAGTATATAACAACTGAGAAAAAAACAACATATGAAAATAATTTAAAAAAAGAGTTGCAATTGTGTAGCATTGTGTTACAGTAGAGTCATGCAGTAAGTGATGTCCTATTAATTGATGAAAAGGAGTAGTAAACATGAGAAATACAGAACGCTATATACCAGAAGGTTACGAGTTAGCATGGGATGACAAGGACTTGGCTATACAGGTCTATTACAGAGAAGTGCCTTATTGTTCAGCTATCTGTTTTGTTGGTAAAGCAGTTAAACCTACTTGGCAGTATCGCTTTAAGAATGGTGAGCAACGCCAGGCTGAAGTTACTAAGACTTTTAAGAATGTATCTGACCGTCTAGAGCGTAAGAATCAAGCCAAAGCCTCTAAAGCTGTTGCCTCTGCTAATCATGGCGTTAAAGTTGGCGATGTGTTTCGCTCTTCTTGGGGTTACGACCAGACCAATATTGACTACTACGAGGTTGTTGCCGTTACTGGTAAAACTGCCACTATCTGCCGTATTGGTTGCCTATCTGATGGTACTGGCTGGTTGCAAGGTGAATCTGTTCCTCAGTTAGGTGCTTTTATTGGCAAGCCGTTTAAAAAGCTTATTCAAAAGCGGTCTATAGAGTCAGGCTCTTACTTCAACTTATCTAGCTTTGAGACAGCTTTCAAAATGGAGCCTATCGCTGTTGTAGCTGATAAGCCAATTTATGAGGCTTCCCATTGGACTGCATACGCTTAAGGACACATCATGAAAAACTATCAAGCCTTATTACTATTGGCTCTCCTGTTCATTTTAGCACAAATTGGTTTTTATTTAACATCTAAAGGAGTAATTTAATCATGACAACAAAACAAACAACACCTAAAAAAGTAACCCCATCAGAGCAAATTGCTAAGCTCGAAATGAATAACGCAATCTTAGAGCAGTCTCTTTATATGGCTTACGATGACTATGACGAAATGTTTTCAGTCTTACAGTACATTCTTAAAGACCTAGATACTGAGAGCTTCAGCAAGTATCAAGTGCGTAATGCTCTCAAAGCTGTCCGCTCTCTGATGATTCACAATCAGACCTCTATGATGGACTGCGCTGGGTTGGAGTACTAATGCCTACAGTCTTCGGTAATCTTCAGGTGAAGGCGGTTTTTAGCCTTCATGGAGTGCAATATATCAAGCTTACCAAGAGAACGGCTCAACGATTGGGTTCGGCCTCTTGGTTTTACTTTGGATTAGATGAGAGGGTCAACAAATGTTTGATTTAAAGGCTTGGAGGCTACGCTTAGGCTTAACGCAGGAGGCTGCAGCCGAACTTTTAGGGGTTCATAGGGTCACAATAGCTAGATGGGAATCAGGGGTCTGTAATATGCCAAAATTAATTGGAATGGCCTGTCTCAACTATGAGCAGCTTTTAAAGGGTTAAGCTATATCAGGGTCATGTATCTTGTTCATTGCATCTAACAAGGCTTTTTTACGGTTCATGCGCTTGTTATTTAATGAGTTAAGCATTTCACCCTTACCGCCTGTGGCTAATTCTTGGGGTTTTGGTTTGTTTCTTGCTTTTTCTTGTTTCTCTAAAGTTGATTCATGCTCAGGTCTAAGCATGGCATCTTCCTTCTTATATGTTCGGCTCATGTGTTTCATTACATATCCTTCATTTTTTCGGTAATGATTTCTTTTCTTGTCTTTGCTGCTTCTTTAAAGTCTGAAGAACTTGGAGCACCTTTAGCCCCAACTTTACGCATCTTTTCGCCTGAGCCTTTAGCTATTCGCTTACGCTTGGCATGAATATTGGCATAAAGACCAGGTTTCATGCGTTTGCCTCTAAGTATTTGGCGTATTGCTCTTCTAATTTGGCTTTTCTTGCACCTTTGGCATGGGTACGCTCTTCGCTCAATGCAATAGCTACGGCCTGTTTTTTAGGCTTACCAGCTTTTACTTCGGTTTTAATGTTTTTACCTACTGATTGGACTGAGCCAGATTTATCTAACGGCATAGCTATTCCTTGATTAAAGTAAACACGCTCCAATAAGGGTAAGCCTCAAAGAAGTTAGCTTCTACTTCTTCGGTAGGCCGATACTCTGAGCGCACAAAGTCATTATACCTTTGTACATCAAATAGTAAATTGCCTTTTTTAATTAATTTTGCCCAATATTCAATGGGTTGTATGTTC